GCTTCTTCAATCTTGAGCCCAACGCCCATTGCGGTTGCTCGCAAGGTCATTAAGGGGGCGGTTGCGATTGTGATATTTTTTCCAAGCTCGCCGATGCTCTTGTTTACGCTTTTTAGCTTTTTTTGTAGTTCGTCAGTTTTTGCCCCTATGACTATATTTAGCTTTCCCGAAAAAGCTGCCATCACTCCGCCTCCCTTCGTTTACGGCGTTCCTCTTTCCATTCCTGGATAAACTGTGTCTTGCCAAGCACCCGGCCACGTTTCCATATGCCCGCGATATCTTGCGGCGATATGCGCCGCTTCGCCCACAGATTCATTATGGCCGCCGTGTGTATGGCCTGCTCGCGCCGGTCGAGCCAAACCCGGTATTGCCGCGCTTCGATCATGTCCATGAGTTCACCATTTGTCACGGTCCACAGCTCCTCCCGGCGCAAGCCAAGAGGGCCGAGCGCGTACAGGTACATCTCTTCACGTGCCCGCAAGCGCTCAGCCCTCGTAATCACTCGTTTTTTTCGGCGTCCCCCTTGCTATCATCCAGCAGGATATAGCGACGGAAACTGTCTACCAGCTCGCTCACGCACTCCATCGCGATAGCGCGAACCGATACCCCCGCGTCATCACAGAGCGCCCCGACGGCCTCGGGGGTGATGCTGCGCCGTTTTCCAAGCATTCCGGCCCAGACAATAGCACGCAGGTCGGAAAACTTCAGTTTGGTCCCCTTCTCCAACTTCTGGATAAGGTTAACAATGCTATCGTCTACTTCATCTTCAAGCGCGCAAATGGCGTTCTGGCCATACTGGATTTCATACGGCTCGCCGTCTATATTGATTATCCTCATCCCGAAACCACGCTCTTTGTAATCGCGCCGGTGCCCTGGGCAGAGACGGAGACCTGGATTGCGTCTTCCGTGGCCGCCGAAACATCCCACTGCGTGATATATCCGCTAAGGACATAATCTGGGCTACCGACAGCGTTTCCAGCCGGGCGAATGTGGAAGGTGACCGGCGTTCCCGCCCACTGTGCGCTCTCAATCGCGGAATCCGCGTCCGAATTCGACGTATCAAAAAGAAGGGTGAAAGACATCGTGGCCTCGATCTGTCCGGGGAGATACTCCTTCCACTCTGTGGCGATGGTGCTCACGTCTATTGTGTTGCGGACCGTGGTCATGGTCCAGTCACGGCACGCCATGATCTGCGTGGGAATGCTGCTGATCTCTACCATTACGACGCTATTCTTGGATGCTACCTTTGGCATTTTTTATCACTCCGTTCGATCAATGTAGGTTCTAAAAACAACAACGCCGTGCATCCAGTCTTCATCCCTGAGAATCTGGAAACTCTCGAAAATGTAGACCTGCCCGGCGCTTTCCATGGCCGCCTCGACGGCCTGCTTAATTTCGATTACCTGAGCCCGGCCACGGTAGGAGCTCCAAATATGCAGCCGAACCTCGACCCGGCGCTCTTCGTCACTCATCACCCGGCCTTCGGTATCGAAGGTGTCGCCGATGACAATATACGGCCCCGGCGTCCTTTCTTCGGGCATGTAATCAAAAACGCGCTCGCCGCCTAAAATGGCAACTAGCGCGTCATTGTCCGTCAACCGGGCGTAGATGTCCCTATACAGTTCTGATAGCCTCACGACACGCCTCCTCCATTGCGCCCCTCATCTTGTCATACACTTGCTGGCCCTTCGCCGCAAGGGCGGGGGCCATGAAAGGTTGCGCCTCCATCTTTCGCGTTCCGTACTCCACAGCGAACGCGTAATATTCTTTTGAGCCAGCCGCCTGTTTCCTCGTCTTGTTTTTTCGTCTTCCTGCGTTGCGCGGGTAATCGGCCTCTACCCTCGCGGATATGCCCTTCTTCGCCATCTTCACTTTTATAGAGGCTTTGAGGCGTCCGGTCCCGGCCCCTTTGCGGGGCTCGCGTGTCCCCATGGGAGCGCGTGTTCTGGCGTCCTCGGCGACTACCTCTGCCCCAGATTTTACAGCCTCACGCAACTTTTCCTGGATGATAGTATCGCCAAAATTCTGAAGAGCCCGCACAACCTCTTGAGACCCCTCAAGGCGACCCCATGCGATAACGGCCATATCACCGCACCTCCGTCACACAGTCCAGAATGAGCCAACTTGCAATGGGGCGCGTCGTTTTCACCACCAGGCGACACCCCCGCCAGACGGCGATGTCCCCCTGTTGTACTTGCACCGCGCCGGGGCGGATGATGATTTCATGTGTGCGAAGTTCCCGCGTTTGGTCCGCTATCACGTTATCACGCGCCTGGGTAACGTTCACCTGGGCGTATGTCGCACCGATGAGCGTTTCCGCTTCGGTGTACCCGCCCATGAGGTCTTTCGTCTTTTGGAGACGGTAGAATCCCACGCGCTCAGATAGCGCGCCCGCGCCTCTTGGAAGGGCCATCGCTCATCACCCCATCCCGGCGGCGGGGGAGATGTCGCCTACCTGACGCACCCAGACTTTTACCCCGCGCCACATGTCAGGCACCACAGAAAAGGGCACGCGCCCCTTGGCATATACGAAGATCACCGGTTCGCCGCCAAGCTCCCCTGTGCCAACGGCCACAAGCCACGGAGGGTTACCGAGACTTTCACGAAGCCCCTCTGCCTTTTCGTTTATCATGCCGCTCATGGGCTCACCCCCGTGGGAACGTTGCGATCTAACCAGAGCAACTGCTGCGCCGCGTTGGGAACTCCGCCGGTCTCCCTGTTTTGGTACCAGTTCGCCACGGTGAGAAGTATGGCCTGTTTCCAGGTCTGCTTTACCGCCGGGGGCTCTTCGCCTTCAGCGGCAACAAGCGCAGTATTGAGAAACCCCTCGGCCCACTCACGCGCCGCCGTGATATAGCTGGATATCAGCGCGTCGTCCTCGTTAAACTCCACCCTCATCTGAAGTTTTGCTTCTTCGAGGGTGACCGGTTCCGTCGCCATGCGCTTTCACCTCCGGGGGCCGCCTCGTGAACCCGTATGCCTCCGCGTATGCTGCGCACTCATACGGGACCTCATGTTCTCCTATCTCGAAATCGCGCCGCCTGCACCCGTCGATATAGAACGTGAAAGGCTTTGCGACGTTGATTTTTTTCATCTCCACAGAATCACCCCCATTAAAAGGTTTGGGGGGCATAAGCCCCCCAACGGTTAAGCCGAGCACTTGACGAACTTGAGCGCCTCGCTATTGAGAATCATGTTCCCGACTCGCTTCGTCATGTAGAAGTTGACGTAGGGCTTATTGCTATACGGGTCACGCAGCAGCCGGATTCCGGTCCGGTCCATGATGATGTACGCCTCGCGGAAGTCGCCGAAAGCGATGGGGATAGCCCCCGCGCCCGCCGGGGGGAAATCGTCGTTATAGGTGTAGGGGAAACCGAGAATGCTGTTTGGCTCGCCGCTCTGGAGGCCGGGCTGCCAGAGGTAGTTGTTCTCGTTATCCTTGAGCTTGCGGATAGCCGCCAACGTCTGACGGTTCATCATCCAGCGAGACTGGGGGTAATAGCGGCTCTTGAGCGCCGTGATAACGTCAATCAGCATATCCCCGAATGCGGCAGAGGTCGCAGGGAAATCAGCGGCAACGCCGGTCGCGATGTGCTCAAAGGTCCCGAATGCCCGCGTGTCATCCGGGGTGGCCGCCGTGGTGACAGTCAGAAGGCCCTTCGGCTGCTTCGTTCCGGTTCCGGCGGTGAAGGCAATGTTCTCCTGCTTCGCAAACTCACGAGCGGCGCTCTCCGCCAGCCATGCCTCGACATCGAAGAAGATATCATCGAGCGCCTTCTGCGTTGCGCTAGGCTGGCAGTAGATTTCCCCGAACACTGGAGAGACCGTGCTAAGGGTGGGAGTCGCCGTCACAGGCCGCGCATCGGTCTCTCCGACCCAGCCCGTAGTGAGCCCGCCGTTGTCTACGAGCTGGATAATGTCCTCGGTCCCGACAAGCCGCACGTCGCAAACCTCCCGCATGGGGGAATCCTCACTTACGAGGCGGAAAATTTCCGTATACATTTCGCGGGGCACAGCGTACCCGCCGTCCGCGTCCACCCCGACCTGAACCGCCTTGACCTGAAGATCGGCCAGCCCGTCGGTCACGCCCTTGCGGACGAATTTTCCAAAGGCGGCCTTGTGCTCCCGGTTCGCTACATCCTCCGGGGTGGGGTTACCAAACCAGGGGCGGTTCGCCCGCGCCTCAAGCTCAGACAGCCGCGCCTCGCGGGCCTGGAGCTCTGCCTCAATCTTTGCCAGCTTCGCCTCAAGCTCACCCGCCTGTCCGCTGCTCTTCTTCAGCTCATCGAGCCTCGCATCATTGGCGCTCTTGTACTCGGAAAACGCCTTATTAAGATCGTTCAGGATGTTCTTCATCTCATCCATAGTTATACACCTCGCATTTTAGAAATTAGGTTGAGTGCTGCTTTCTTTGCTTCCTCCGCCTCAGCATCCCGCTGAGAATCGGCACGGATAGCGGCGAGCGCAACTTTCGCCTCGGCTCTCGAAAGCCCTGCATCCCGCAGGAAGTTCTCAAGCCCTCTAACAGTCTTAACCTCGTCAACAACCGCTTTTTTGTTTGCGGGGAATGTAACGAGAGAGACTTCCCAAAGATCAATGCTTTTTAGAACTCTGATTTTTTTCCTATCGCGCATCTCATCTTCCCAAGCAATGGGAAGAAACCCAATAGACAAGCCACGAATTGCACGATTCTTTAGCAGGATGTACGCCTCGCGGCCTTTCTCAAGATCTAGCAAAAGCCGCCCCTCTACCCAAAGCCCTATCTCATCCTCGTATACCCTTTCATATACCCCGAT